TTTACAGATAATAATATGGATGATACTACACCAGAAGATACTCAATAAAATTAATAAAATATTTATTAAAAAATTACTGCTAAATTTATTATAATAATAAATTTATTAAAATTACTAGCCAGTACTACTGGAAGGAGATACTATGATAACTAAAAATGATTGTTACTTATTATTAGCTGATTTACAAACTAAAGGTATTGATACCTCAGAACAAATAAATAAATTAGTTAATAGTCAACAATTACCAATAGATGTAATTAAATTCATTAATGATAATAGACAACTTGATTTAGCTGCATTTTATGAAAAAATAAGAAAAAGCTATAATCAAAAGAAAAGTACATTATACAGTAATATTGTTAAAGAAGTTGATAATCCAACAGAAGTTTTAACAACTTTATCAGCAATGTTAACTCAGGTACTTAGATTTAGTAATGATACTTCTGATAGACAAATGTTCTTACGACACGCAAGAGCAAATGACATCACAAAAGTTTTAAGTATTTATTTTAATAATTACGACTTAACAAACTGTATTAAATTATTAAGGATTATAAAAGCTGATATTAAGGCATTAGAATCTATCAAATAATTTGACAAGGAAAAGTCGGAAAAACCTTAAAATTTTAGAAACTAGACTGGAAATGGACGTCCTTCTAGTTTCCGGTCTAGGAGTATAAAATGGAAAATAATAGAGAATTTAGAGGTATTTGGTTACCAAAAGAAATATGGTTAGCTGAGGACCTTGGTGCTATAGATAAAATTATATTAGCTGAAATTGATAGTTTAGATAATGAAAATCACTGCACAGCAGGTAATGAATACTTTGCAAAATTTTGTCAATGCAGTGAGAGAACTGTATCCCGTTCTATAACAAAACTAATAGAATTAGGTTATATTTCTATGGTAAGTTTTAACGGTAGGGTTCGTAAACTCAAGTCAAATTGTCTATTCAGAGTAGTCAAAACGTCTGACGAGACTAGACAAAATGTCTGGGCAGACCAGACAAAATGTCTGGCAATTAATATAAATAATAATAAATCTAATAATATATCTAATAATAAAGAAAAAATTTTTAATAAAAAAGAATTTTCTTCTACTACTAAAACAGATACTACTAAGGGTGTCCATTTTGGAGTAAAAGAAAAAAGAATTAACCCCCTACCCCCTAATAAGAAAAATACAGGGCTTAATGATAGGAATTGGGTTGATTATACTTCTATTATAGATACTACAGGACCTTTAGAAGGTAGTGAAGTATTTTAGTCTAAGATAAAAGCGGTTCAGCTTAGGTAGAAAAATAATTTTGGGAGAGTGTTATTATGACAAGAGAAGAAAAATTAAAAATTAAAGCTGAAGCCGTTGCTAAGAAAGCTGCAGCTAAGTTAGCTAAACAAACAGCTAAAGATGCAAAGAAACTTGCTAAGAAAACAAAGAAAGCAGTTAAAGAAGTAAAAGAAGCTGCAGTTGAAAAAGCAGAACAAAAAATAGAAGAAACAAAACAAGAAGTTAAAAGATCATTAACTAGTTTTTAATTTAGACTCATTTATTTGCGTTTTAACAAGCATTTAAGTCTAAGTTAGAAAAATATATTGAATAAACAATAAACTAGCCTTAAAATGCAAATAAACACAAAATAAGGCTATATTAAAGGTGAAGAAAATAATGGCAAAGAATGAAGCATTACAACTTGATGATACTATTAAACAAAATAGTAAAGGTCAAGCAATACTTGGAACTCTAGAAGGTCCTTGTGCAGATTTTATTAACCCTACCAGAAATGGTAGGAAGTATGATGAAAGTCTATGAGAAAAAGTATTTAGTAATCCAATAGTTAATGAATACTTTGAAGCCGGTGGAATTCCAGGTGAATTAGACCACCCTACTGATAGACTTGAAACTTGCTCAGAAAAAATTGCTATCATGATGCCTGAGAAACCTAGAAAGGATGAGAACGGGCAATTAGTAGCACGTTTTGATATATTAGATACACCTAATGGTAGAATTGCTTATACTCTTGCTAAGTATGGTTATAAACTAGGAATTAGTTCAAGAGGTGGTGGTGATACATATGAAGACTATGATGGACAAGAACACGTAAATGAAGATACATATGATTTCCAAGGTTTTGATTTAGTATTATTACCTGCAGTTAAATCAGCAAGACTTAAAATGGTTGAATCATTAGAAAGAACAAAACCATTTAAAGCTGCTATTAATGAAGCATTAGAAAAAGCAACACCAGATGAAAAGAAGATAATGCAAGAAACATTATCTAATTTAAATATTGAATATCTACATGAAAATGTTAAAGATAATACTCAAGACATTGCAGCCAACAATGCAGGGGCAAGTCTTGTGAAAGAGTTGCAAGACTCCCTTCTTGCACAACAAAAGCTTGAAGCTCAAATAACTGAACTCCAAGAAAAGTTATCAGTTTGCTATGCAAAAGAGGCTAAGTATGAAGAGGATGTTGCTAAATATAAAGCAGCTATCAGAAATTTAAGTGAAAGCGCAAACAGTGCAAAAGCACTACAAGGTAAGATTAGTAGTCTTACTGAGGAGCTAAATAAAAAAGATTTAGCAATTAAGGCTGAACAAGATAAAGTTGAAAAAATGCTTAATAAACAACAAGCAAGCATTGATAGACAATCTAGTTTAACTGAATCAATCTCAGCAAAAACAACTGCTCTTAAAGAAGCAAGAGCTGAAGTAATTAAATTAAATGAACAATTAGTATCATTTAAATCTGAAGCTGCTGCAGAAAAAGAAGCATTAAATGAATCTATTGCTGAACAAAAGAAAAATCTTACTATTAAAACAACAGAATACAATAATAAATTAACAAGAGCAAATAAATTAGTTGAACAATATAGAGCAACTGCAAAAACTGCCGTTAGTAAATATATTGATTTAAAAGCTACATTGCTTGGTGTTAGTTCAAATGAAATCAAGAATAAACTTCCTGAGAATTATTCATTTAATGATATTGATTCCGTTTGTGAAGGTTTAAAAGACTTTAATTTAAAAGTAAGTAATCTTCCAGTTAATTTACAACAAGGAAATATTAGAAAAGTTGTAGTTACTGAATCAAAAGAATCTATTGTGCCAAAATCTAGATTCGATGACACTGTTGATGAGTCATTATTACAATTGGCAAACTTAATTAGATAATAAAATATATAAAAGGAACTTTTAAAAAATGGCAAACTTATTAGAAGCTTATAAAGATAGACTTGCTATTTCTGAAAAAGTGTATGCAAAAGCTCACGCTGGAGACTCTATGTCTAAAGCTAAAAAATTAGCTACAGCTAAATGTTTAGAAAACATTAACAAATTCATGAATGAAGCTTTTGACAACACAGTTGGTACTCAACGTTCAGATTTAGGAATGTTCAAAAAATTCACATTAAATTTAACAACTGTTGCAATTCCTAACTTAATTGCATATGATTTAGTTATCGTATATCCAATGAGCAGTATGAGTGGTTACATTAACTACATTAAATACACAGCTGCATCTAACAAAGGTGATACAAAACAAGGTGATGTATTAAATGACCCATTCAGACTTGGTAAAGTTGATACTAACTACACTTCTGAAAGAGTAGTTGAAACAGTTCCAGCTGAAGCTCAATCAATCAAATTATCTTGGACTCCAGTAGTTAAAGAAGCTTTCACAAACGTAGTTGAAGGTGTTGAAACTAAATATGACGTTAAAATCACTGCTGCTGATGGTACTGTAACTTTCGCTAATGTTGCTGCTGATGGTACAGTTACTGCAGCTGCTGGTTCTAGAGTTGCATACATCTATGACAACGTTGTAATCCCTCAAAACGACATCCCAATGGTAAAAGCTGAAATGGAAAGCATCGCTTTAGTTGCTAAAGCTAGAAGAATTGCTGTATACTACAGCCAAATCGCTGCATTCCAAGCTAAAACTGACTATGGTTTTGATTTAGGAGATCAATTAGCAGAAAAAGCTGTTGGACAATTAAATTACGAAATTGATACAGAAATCACTGACTTATTAATCACTAATGCTTCTCAAGATGGTGACTTAGTATGGTCTAAAACACTTCCTACAGGTGTTAGCAAAACTGAACACTATGAAGGTTTTGTTGAAATATTAGAAGTTGCTAGACAAAAAATCTATGATAGAACAAAGAGATTTGCTCCTAACTATATGATTATTGCTTCTAACGTTCTTCCTATCTTAACATTCATCAAAGGATTCAGTGCTGCTCCTACAGGTTCAATTAATGGTCCTTACTTCGCTGGTACATTAAATGGATTAAAAGTATTCGTTACTCCAAATATTGAACCAGGTAAATTCGTTATTGGTGTTAATGGCGATGATATGATGTCATCTGCAGCTGTATATGCTCCATATATGCCAATCGTGCCTACTCAATTATTAGGTTTCGCAGATGGTGGAATGAGCCAAGGTTGGTCAACTTTATATGACTTAAAAATGTTAAACAAAGACTTATTAGTAGCTGGTAGAATTACTGCTTAGTCTTAAATAACATATAAAAATGAAATTAGCCTAGATTTATTTCTAGGCTAAGAGTAATTTATTTTAAATAAAATTCAGGAGAGTGTGAAATGACAACAGAAATTGTTTTAC